GAGGAACTGGTGGTTTTGGAAGTACAGGTTTATAAGAATCTAGCCGTTTAAGAAGGACAGATATGGATACATTCCAACAATTCATTGCAGTCAGCCGATATAGTCGCTGGCTACCAGAATCAAATAGACGAGAGACTTGGGACGAGACAGTAGATCGGTGGTGGAACTACTTCACTACGAAGGTTCCCTTCCTATCAGAGCGCCCAGACATTCGGGATGCAATTCTAAATCTAGAAGTGCTGCCTAGTATGCGTGGTCTTATGACCGCAGGGCCAGCTCTTGATAGAGATCATACTGCTCTGTACAATTGCTCTTATCTGGAGATTGATTCAATCCAATCATTCTCCAACCTAATGTATATTCTAATGTGCGGTACAGGTGTAGGCTATAGTGTCGAACGCCGCTGCACAGATAAGTTATCTACTATCCCAACAATCAACAAGCAGTTTGATACTGTGATGTATGTTGAGGATAGCCGTGAGGGATGGTGCGATGCGCTTTATCAGCTCATCGACAACCTCTACAAGGGTAATCATTATAAGTGGGACACAAGTAAGGTGCGTAAGTCTGGCGAAAGACTTAAGACATTCGGTGGTCGTGCAAGCGGCCCCGCTCCACTTGAAGAAGTGTTCCGCTTTGTTACTCAGACATTTTACAAGGCACAAGGCAGGAGACTATCTCCGCTAGAGTGCCACGATATCTGCTGCAAGATTGCACAGTCAGTCATTGTGGGTGGTGTACGCCGCTCTGCCATGATTAGCCTAAGTGATCTAGCCGACAGAGAGATGGCTACTTGCAAGAGTGGTGCGTGGTGGGAACAATCAAACCACCGCGCTTTAGCGAACAACTCAGCTGTCTACAATGGTAGACCATGCATGGGTCAGTTCCTAGAAGAATGGACAGACTTGTTCAACTCACACAGTGGAGAGCGTGGTATCTGCAATAGAGATGCCATGAAGGAGATTGCAAAGAAGGCAGAGCGAGATCCTGATATCATGTATGGCACAAACCCATGCAGTGAAATCATCCTACGCCCCAATCAATTCTGTAATCTATCTACTGTTGTTGTCCGCGCAAGCGATACACCAGAGACTCTTGCTAAAAAGATTGAGATGGCAACAATCATTGGTACAGTACAAAGCATGTTCACTCACTACCCCTATCTGTCGAAGATGGATAGTTCGTGGGAGAAGAACTGCACAGAGGAACGACTCCTTGGTGTATCAATGACAGGTATCTTTGACAACAAGCTTATGTCTGGTCTACTAGGCCACGGCAAACTAAAGCATGTTCTCAGTAACCTGAAAGAAACAGCCATCAAGACAAACCTTGATTGGGCTAAGAAGCTTGGCATTAATCCAAGTAAGTCAATCACTTGTATCAAGCCAGAAGGAACTACTTCATGCTTGGCTAACTCAGCTAGTGGGCTTCATCCACGATACTCTGACTATTACTATCGTCGGGTTCGTATTGACAAAAAAGATCCACTATATACAATGATGCGAGATGCTCAGGTTCCAGTAGAAGATTGCGTAATGAATTCCGCATCGACTGCTGTGTTCACCTTTGTTCAACGATCCCCTGCAGGATCGCTAACCCAAGACGAGCTGCTTGCTATTGACCATCTTGATTTATGGCTTGCTTATCAAGAATACTACTGTCAGCATAAGCCAAGCATTACTGTCAATTACTCAGATAATGAGTTCCTTCCAATCGGTCAATGGGTTTGGGATAACTTTGATAAGATCTCAGGCATCTCATTCCTACCTAAGTCTGATCATGTATATGCTCAGGCTCCGTTTGAAAGAATTGACGAAACTACTTTTAAAGCATACACCCATGTTGATGTTGACTTTAATCTTTTATCTCTATACGAGAAAGAAGATATGACAACCAGCTCACATGAGATGGCTTGCACTGCTGGAGGATGTGAAATCAAATGACAAAAGATACTGCTAAAGCAAAGCTTGAATATCCAACGGGGTTATCCCCCTTGGATATCAAGCTGCTGCTGAAAGATTTATACAATGAAATCGAACAACTCAAGATTGAAATCCGAAAACTTTCCTCGGATAGACCCAAAGTTGGTAGACCTTCTAGAGAGAATATACCCCCCTCTGGACTACAACCCTGATATTTCTTCTGAAGCTTTTGCACGACAAGCTGCCTTCAGAGCAGGCCAACTAGAGGTCGTTAGAAAACTAAAGGCTGTCGTACAAAGACAGAAGGAGGAACTATATGGGTAGTCCAAAGATCGCTGGTGGTATGACATATGCCGAACAGCAAAAACTGATGGAAGAAGAGCGCGAGTTTCAGGCAACACAAGAGCGTGAGCGTAGAGCATCGTCTGAAGCTGCTGAGGCTCGTCGTATTAGCCGTGAAAAGGAAGAGCGCGCACAGATGAAACTCATGGAAGAGCAGGCCATTGTCGAATCAACCAAGGCGGAAGAGGAAGCAATGAAGGAAGCCGAAGCTCAGGCTCAGTCTGCATCGGATATGAGAACAACAGATCGCAAAGCTATTGATTTCTATTCATCACTATACTCAGGCATAAGCCTTTAAGGAGTAACCTATGGAATCACTAGCAGATCGTTTTAATCTGCTGCATGGACAGAGGCAATCTAAACTGACAATCGGACGGGCTTGTGCTTCATTGACAATCCCATCTCTTCTTCCCCCAGAAGGATGGACCGAAGACCAGCAACTGCCTCAGCCTCATTCATCAGTCGGTTCGCGTGGAACTACAGCATTGGCAAGTCGAATGCTGTCTGCTATGATTCCACTAAATGATACTCCCTTCTTTAAGTTTACCTTACGGAATGGTGCAGAACCCACTACTGAAATTCAGCAGTATCTAGAAACAATGAGCTATCAGGTCTTTAGAAAACTGATGGCTACTAATTTAAGAGAAACAACTTATCAAGTTCTCCAATCACTAATCGTTGTTGGAGATGCTTTGGTTCATGTTGAAGATGATTTTAAACTACGCACTTCTCGTCTGGATCATTATGTTATTCAGCGTACAGTAGAAGGTGATGTACAAGAAATTATTACTGTAGAGTATGAGCTTAAAGATCCCACGGTTGCGAGTTATCCAGCTTCAGTTCCTGTTTCTGAAAAGGCAGGATATGAAAAGGTCTACTGTCAGTACATGTACGACAAAGACAACAAGCTATGGATGTACCGCAAGGAAGATTCTGATGGCGAAGTAATTGCAGAGGGACAGTACGAAGTACTTCCTGTTGCGGTTGTTCGTTGGTATGGAATCCCCGGTGAGAACTATGGACGCTCTCACTGTGAAGATAACTTTGGTGATCTTCAGAGTTTAGATGCTTATACTAAGTGCCTTATTGATGGCATGGCAGCTAGCACAGCTTTCTGGATGGGACTAGATCCAAGTGGTATTACTGAGATAGATGATATCTCAGATCAGCCAAATGGTTCTTGGGTTCCTGCCCGATCACAAGACATTGCTGTAATATCACCCAGTCAAACCATGAACCCACAGGTATCGTCAGCACAGGTAGCTGTGCAGACAATGCGACAGGAGTTAGGTAATTCATTCCTAATGACAGGCGCATCTCTACCTACTGGAGATCGTGTTACAGCCACAGCAGTACGAATGATCGGATCAGAACTAGAAACAATTCTAGGTGGCGCATTCAGCGCCATTGCCAGAGATCTTATGTCTCCAATCCTACGAAGATTCGTCTTCCTTATGATTGAGAATGAAGACTTAGACAAGAGAATGTATGAGCAGTTCTTTGACAAGGATGGCACTCTTAGTGTTGAGATTGTCACAGGATTGCAGGCATTGTCCCGTGATACTGATCTTCAGCGACTACTCCAGATGGGTGAAATGGTTCGCAACCTACCACCAGAAGCACAGGCTGCATTTAAATGGAGCGAATACGCTAAGGCTTTAGTAACTGCATTAGGATTTGACTCACGCAATTGGGTTATCTCTGAGCAAGAAGCTATGGCTATGCAGCAACAGCAGCAGATGGCACAACAACAGCAAATGATGCAGCAGCAAATGATGCAACAGGCTGGCAATGTTGCTGGTCAAGCCGCTATGCAGGATGTGCAGCAAACAGGTGGGCAAGGTATTGCAGAAGTACTTGGCAACCTAGGAGTACAAGCATGAAGAAGCGATTAGATAAAAGCAAGATGGCTTGTAATCGACCACAAAAGTCTCCCAAGGCTGGCAAAAAGAAAGTCGTTAAGGCTTGTGCCAATGGTCAGGAAAAGATTATTCATTACGGAGCAACTGGCTACGGTCACAACTATAGTGCTGCTGCTCGTAAGTCTTTCCGTGCAAGACATGGATGCGATAAAGCCAAGAACAAACTAACCGCTAAGTATTGGGCTTGCAAGAATCTTTGGGCTGGTCCCGGTGGTTCAACTGCAAGCTGTCCCAAGGGACGCAAGTGCAAGAAAGGTAAGTAATGCCTTTTAAATCACAACAGCAACGCAAATATATGTTTGCTACCCATCCGAAGATGGCGAAGAAGTGGGCAGCTGAAACCCCAAAGGGTAAGAAGCTTCCCAAGTATGCCAAGAAAAAGAAAAAGAAGTAATGGCAAAGCAAACATTCAAATGTAACTGTGGCAAGACCACACGACTAACAGGTAAGGACGCTACTAAAGTAGTGAAACCCAAGAAAGGTAAATAACAAATGACAGATGAGACTCCAGAATTGGACATGCAGGAACAAGTCGAACAGACTGAGGCTGCGGTCAATGCGGAACAATCTCCAACTGCTAGTGAGCAGGATATTGTAACTGCGAGAGAACGAGCAGCCTTTGAGACTTATGTAAAATCTCAAGGTGTTGCTATTCCAGAAAACTTCAAGGATGTTGGATCATGGTTCGACTCACTTAAAAATGCACAGAAAGCATATACACAGTCGCGTCAAGAAATCGCGGATCTTAAAAAGAAGTATGAGAAGTCAGGCGACAATCCAAACTTCAAAGCTCCGACAGAAGATCCAAAGCCAGCAGCCAAAGAAGAAGAAGTAATCGCAGTCGATAAGCTGCAGATTCCTAAGCAACCAGAAAAGACAGAGCAAGCTCCCGTTGAGTACGCTGTTACTCAGGATGATTGGAAGTCTTGGACTGTTGAGTTTGCTACCAAGGGAGAACTGTCTGCTGAAACCAAGGAACAGATCAAGCAAAAGACAAAGCTTCCTGATTATGTAATTGATGATTATATGACAGGTCAGAAAGCAAAGCTTGAGGTTGCCTATAAAAAGGCAGCAGATCTAATTGGTGGTAATGACAAACTCAATAAGGTCTTTACTTGGGCTAGCAAGAATCTTTCTCAGACTGAGCAAGATGGAATTAACTCTGCACTAGCAACACCCAATTGGGAAATTGCTTTGTTAGGACTAACGACTAAATACGAAAAGGCTAATGGAACTACAACTAAGACTAATGAGCCACCAGCAACAGGTAAGAAAGTTCCTGTATCTGCAACTCAGGTTCCAGCAACTGCTTATAAAACTAAGCGGGAATTCCAAGTCGAACGAAACAACCCACGCTTTATGACAGATGCCAAATATAGGGCAGCTGTTGAGAAGCGTATGTTAATGACGGACTTCACAAAACTAACTCCTTGAGACAGGATTAGTTCTAATCTATTTTGTTATATGGATTAGCAAAACCCCCGGAAGGCAATGGTTGGCTTTCCATATAACAACTTAACTTAAAGACTCCAGAGGAATAATCTAATGGTTAAGCAATTTAATTGTCTCATTTTTAACTCATTCCTTTTTAGGAGAAAACACAATGCCCGATAATTTAACAGCAGCTGATCTTGTAATGCGTACAGATGTAGCTGCAGCCACCACAGGTGGCGCTGCTGGAGCTAACAAGCTTTGGCTCCCACTTTGGTCTGGTGAAGTAATCAATGCTTACGATCACTACAATGTATTTGAGAATGTCATCACTGCCAAGACCCTCACCGGAGGTTTTTCTTGGGAATTCCCCGTCACCGGAACCATCGCTCTAAAGGCTGCATGGAACGCTGGTGAGGAACTCGTTGGTGGCGACTCCTCAAGCACCACCTTCAAGGTAAACCTTGACCCACGCCCAATGGCTGCTCACTTTGAGACTGACAATGTAGACCTACTCATTACTCAGTGGGACTACCGCTCAGAGCTAGCTCGTCAGGCTGGTATGACTCTTGCTAACACCCGTGATACACAGGTTGCAGTATCCCTACTCGCTGCTTGCGCCGTAGGTCCACTCGCTTCTGATCCACGCGGTCTAACCAATGCTGAATTCCCACAGCCAGTTGAAGTTTCAACAGGCGCTCCAAGCGCGGCTGATGATTCAGTTGGTCTAAAGATTCTCAAGGCCATTGAAGATTACTTTGTATTCATGCAGGAGAACAACTATCCAGCAGCTAGTGTCTACTGCGTAGTAACTCCAAAGGTATTCCAAGTTATCCGCGCTCTCGGTATTACCCGCGCTGGTGACACCAATGCCTTTGAGAAGGTTCCTCTGTTTGGTGGCGGTCAGGAGTACGGTGGTATCGGTGCTGCTCTCAGCATGGGCATGAACAGCCTCACTGATTCACTGGAGTACATGGGTTGCCGCATCATCAAGAGCAACCACCTACCAAAGACCAACCTTGGCTCCGCTTCAATCGGTGCTTCCAAGTATAACCTCAACTGCTCTGCTATCAACCTACACGGTATGATCTTCCAGCCAGAAGCCGTTGCTGGTCTATCACTTATGGGCATGAAGGTTGACACCGTACAGGATGTACGACGCAACACTCAGTTCACCGTTGCTAGCATGCAGAAGGGTACAGGCGTTCTCCGTCCAGAACTATGTCAGGCACTAGTCGGCGCTGCCGCTGGTACTCTTGACGCTCGTTCTGAGCTACGCACTGCCCTCGGTGCTAACCTCACAAGCGGCTTCGCTGCAGAGTATGCAGTAACCGCGTAATAGAAACTACATCACCTTTGCAAGAAAGGAGGATAACATTGTTTATTCTTTCTTAAGGAGGTGATCCAATATCTAGCCCTCCGTCCCTTAAGTGGGACGGAGGGTTTTCTTTCTAAAAGGAGGCTACTATGGGATTCATTACAAAACTACAAGCAGTTAATCAGATGCTGTTGGCCGCTGGTGAAAACCTAGTAGCTGACCTTGTTAATGACAGCGGTGTCGATACAGGCATTGCTGAAACACTGCTAGATCAAATCTCTCTTGACTTTCAAATGAGAGGGATGGCAAACAACAAGTACATTAGAGAAGTAATTCCTGATCCAATCTCACGCAAGATTTACCTACCTTATGGTAATGATGATGATGAGCAAGGAGTTATTTCTGCTGAGTTGGTTTCACTACATTATAATGAGAAGGGGCAAATCATTGTTGCCCGTATCAATTATGAGGGTAATAAACCTATTCTTTGGAATATCACGGATGATACTGGTATTTGGTCAACCACACCAAAGTATTATCTTGAAATGATTATGAAACTTCCTTGGGAACTTCTGGATACACCAGCACAAAGAGCTATTCTTGCCACAGCAATGCGGCATTATCAGGCTATTACCCAAGGCGATCCTGCAACCGACCAGTTCCTAGCCCATCAAGAGGCTTTGTTTGGAGCTAAGGGTCGCGCTGCAGACATCAACGATAAGAAACGAAACATCTTTGAATCAGGAGACTCTGCCGTTAAAGCAGCAGTCAGAAGAAATCCATATATCAACGACCCTAATAGGTTTAGATTCTGGAGAACAAGAGGTATCTAATGGCAATAAGAAGAACAAGCCCACGCGCTGGTCTGATAAACACCCGTTTACCAGTACCAACCATTAATAGTGTTGGTCGTAACGCACCAAACAAGAGAGCTGCTTATGAAGCACAGAACCTTGACAATTGTTTTGTATCATTAGAGCGAAACTTTGAAAAGCGTCCCGGTTTTGAAGTTGTACCACAGTACACAATTCCCGACATTACCGATTGGGATTTTAACCAGCCTCAAACAAGAGTGGATTTGTTCCCATTAGATGGATTAGTTGCTCTTAACCACGATCTATGGTACTACTGGCACAACATTAACGAAGAGACTAGGTTCTTGATCGTCGTAGATTACTCTGCACGAACCAATGAACACAATCTTTATTATGTATTTCAGTTACTTCCTAATGGAACATGGAAAGACCGAAGCCCCCAAGGTCAATCAGCTGATGCAATCAATGGAAGCTTTCCAGAAACCACAGTTCCTGCTAAGACCAGAGCTTATCTAACCTTTGGATCTGATACTAGTGATCTAGGTACAGCAAAGACTGCTAAAGAATCCTTGCAAGCGGTATCATTAGGAACAAACATTATCATTCTAAACAAGAATGTATATGCTGGTTTTTCTTCAGATGATGATGGCTTGTTATTTAATCTAGATGGCACTAAGGGAACCGAAGAAGATGTAGCTGGTAAGAAGGTTACTTATTATTCATCAGCTCAGGTTATTCCAATCTATGCTAGTGGTTCGGATTACAAGACTAAAGAAGACGATGTGTTCCTTGGTTATAAGCCAGCGACTACTGCTGTTGGTGGTAGTATTAAATCTACTACAGTTTTCTCTGAGTCACCTCTTGTTGTTGACTTTGAACTGCAGCCAAGCCCTTCTGAAGTTTCTGGAACCAATCCAATCTCTGCTATCTCTTCTACCTATAACGGATATAAGCTAGAGATTCCAGAGATTAATGCATCAGGAACTGTTCAGCAATACTTTGGAGATACAAAGATTGCAAGAGTTTTATGGACAGGCCAACTTCCACAGGATAACGCAACTATTGTTACTGCTCCAACTAGAGTTGATGCTGTTACTTATGAACTAGTTCCAACAGTTCATACTTCTTATGAGTTTGAATTAGGAACTAATGCTTCTACTACAGCTAACTTTTACCGTAACCAAACCATTGAAATAATGAATGGTTCTACTGTCGTTGGAACAGCTACAATCTATTCCTACAATAGTGTTACCAAAAAGATCAGAATTAAAAACTGGAGTGGTCCTAGTAATATTGTATCTGGAACTGCTTATCGTATTAAAATTGTTACTACAATAACTTTTATGGGCCGGACTTCTGTACAAACTACTTATTATCATGGTAATATTCCTGCTACTCTTACTTACATTAACCCAACAAACGATAAACCTTATAACCTAACTCCAGTTACTTACTCTGTAACTCTAGATTCAAGTGCTTCAAGCACCAATGATTTCTATAAGAACTATCAGCTTGATGTGTTATTTGTAGCAACTCCCGGTTCTGGTTCTGTAATTAAATACACTGGTTCAACTAAGCAAGCTATCGTTACTGATTGGACAGGAAGCGCCCCATTAAACGGTAATGCTGTTAACATATCAATTAAAAGCTATGCCTTCTCATTAAGTTCGACTGTCACAGCAAAGCATATTCCTGTTGAAGATTATAAATACTTCCAGAATTCTCTCGCTTATCTTGGACAAAGACTTAATGATGCAAGTGAAATCCGTCTTCCACCTGAAGTAGATGATTGGTACAACACCAATAGTAACGGCAGTAACAGCGTGGCTGATGTTTCAGCACAGCGCATGCTTGAATTGCTATATGATCCTTTCCATCCCTATGGAAACTACAATGGAAAGAATCTCGTTGGTGGTCGTGGTAAAGTTTATTACTGTCAGAACCCCTTCCTAAACCTAACAAGTGGATACTATCGTGTGATTTCATGGAGAGAAGACACACCAGCACAGTACTACAACTTTACTCTACCTCCCAAGATCACTGCTACTGGTGTAGAAGCTAATAAGATTATTCCATTTGGCAGACCATATCTTCAAAAGATTCGTACTCCAGATAAGTGGTCATACATAGACCCCAATAGAATGCCTCAGAAGATTTCTCTACTGCTTGGCGCTAACTCTTTAGAGTGGTCTATCGGTCCTGTTCGCTGGACTCCACGGCAGTCTGGTACTAATGATACCAATCCCGGTCCTTCTGTATTCAGAACGACAGATCGAAAGCAAATCAAGCAGACTCCTCTTACTAGCATCTGTGTATTTAAAGACAGACTATGGTTTGCGGCTGATGATGTTGCATTCTCTTCTCAAATTGGTAAGTACGAGAGCTTCTTTATTGAAGACCCTGCCAACATTATTGCTACAGATCCTATTGATATCCGTGCTTCTTCAAATGCATTTGCTCAGATTACTCACATGACACCATTTGAAGACTATATCTTTATCAATACAAAAGCAAACATTCAGTTCCAGCTCACAGCTGGCTCTAAGGATGCCAACGATCTTGTGCTTACACCCTTCAATGTCATGTTGTCTCCAACAACTTACTATGCTGCGGTGTCCTTTGTTGATCCTCAGACCATTGGATCACAGCTTTACTTCTTTGACCGCCGAAAACTATATCTATTTACAGGTAAGAACAACCTTGGATATAGTTCAGCAGTTGAGGTTTCAAGCCAAGCCCAAGACTATCTGCCTGAAAACTTTGGATTTGCCTGCACAGGGCCAGCTCAGAACACAATCTTTGTGACTGATGCTGATAATGAAAACATGATTTATATGTACACGGTTCGCTTTAGTGGTGAGCGTGTAATCCAAAGTTCATTCTATCGCTATGTTCTGGATTCAGAGTCTCTAGTAAACAGCATGCAAGTTTACAGTAACTACTTGTATGTCATTATTGCTAGAAACAATAAGGTTGTTATTGAGCGCACTCTACTTCAGAATGAAAAGAATGATGTACCACGAATGGATCATATGTTTAAGATCAAACTTAACTCTGACATTGGTGGTGAAGAACTAAATGTAACTTATTCAGATAGTTCTAACATTAGTTATGTTGCTTTGAATCCAACCACAAGCAAGGTTCACAGCGCACAGGTCGAAGTGGAGCGTATCTTTACCGCAGATAGAGATGGCGATTCAACTATCATTACAGATTTCTTAAACGATCCTAATGTAAGCATTGCCGATAAAGCAGCTTTGTTTATCATTCCTAATGATCGTCTATTCTTTAATGAACTAGCAAAAGAAATAACCAGCATTAATCTACCAGCTACTGGTGATGTGTATGACTTTGTTTACACTCCAATTGGTGGGCCAAATACTGGAATACAACAAACAATTAAAGTTCCCGGTCTAAGTAATGGTCAGTCCCTTACTTTACGCCGCTTGAATGAACCTAATGTAACTTACAATCCCGGTCTACATGAAACAACCTTTAGACTACCAGCAGCAAACTATGGTGTTAACGACACCTTTAGGGTTGTTGTTGCTAAGCCTTGGGTAAACGACCCCAACTATCTTGCTCAAGAAGGACTACAGCCTGAAGATCTGGTCGGAACAGCGTTCCCTCCTCTTGTATCTATCAGTTCAGATGGTAACTATCTGAATGTAGTCGTGCTAGGCAAGTATGATTTTGATGACAACTATGTTTATATCGGCAATCCATTCACAATGACTGTCGAATTAAGCCCCTTGTTTGTCCGAGATCAAAATGGCGGTATTGTAGATGGTGTACTTAAGTTACGAACAGGTGTCTTCCGGCATTTCAACACAGGTAATTATGATATTGTAGTTACTCATAGAGGTCGAAACCCATTAGTTTCTTCCTTTACTGCCATTAGACCAGATTTCACCCTTGCTGAAGATAGCCTTCCACTAGAACCCTATGAAGGCCAAGGAGAATTTGTTGCCAAGGTTTTTGGTAACTCAGATTCAACCAATATAAAGATTGTATCTGACTACATTACTCCTGTAAACATCTCAACAATGGAATTCAAAGGTACATTCAAACAGAAATACTCTACAATTAATTAATAAATGGAGACACCATGAGTTATTCCAACATAACTGTTGTCACTTCGCAAGGTACTTATGGCTATTCTGTAGGAGCTACCACCTTCAATCCAATTCTTTATAACACATTGGATTTGATTCCCGGTATTCCTCACAATGCCCAATTAGAAGTTGAGCGAATCTTTTCTATTGATAGAAACGGCGTAACCGCCACGATTCCTGACTTCCTAAACGACACCAATGTATCCGTAGTTGATAAACAGAATGTGTTTATTATTCCAAGTGATCGTATTACTTATGATACTACTGGAAACCGAATCGTAAATGTAAACCTACCCGCCTCTGGACCTGATGTATATAACTTTAGTTATGTACCAATCAGTGGACCAAATGCTGGTACTACTCAGACAATTGCTGTACCACAACTACGAGAAGGCGATAATATTATTGTTCGCCGTAAGACTGTCAGTAATACTTCTTTAGTTCTTTGGACTCCCGGTAGCAAGCTAACAACTGCTCAGCTAAACCTGAACACAACACAGCTTCTATTCCTAGTTCAAGAAATTCTAAACAAGGTAACTATTGTCAGCGTCAGCACCGAACAGATTCTAGACAATGCAATTACTAGTCCTAAGATTCTAAACAAGGCAGTAACTTTTGCCAAACTTCAGGATCTTAGTGGTCCACTAAAGCTTCTTGGTTCAGGTTCTGATCCTATTAACTTCCGCGATGTACGCGAGATGTCCGTAGGTCCGGGCTTTGATGTAACTGGTAACACTATTGATGTAAAGCCACTACCAGCTGGACAGAGAAACGATATTGAAGTCGTATCTCCACTTACAGACTGGCGTATTAATCCCAATGCTGTTACTTATAGTAAGATGCAGGATGTCACCGCAGCCTCACGCCTTATTGGTCGTGGCTCTGCAGCTGGCTCAGGCGACCCACAGGAACTTACTGTAGGCTCCAGCCTATCTATGGTTGGTACTCAGCTCAATGTAACTACGCCACTTACAGATGGTAACAAAGGCGACCTAACCGTTGGAAGCAATGGTACGACATTTACAATTAATACTGGTGCTGTAATTACTGCAGATCTAGCAGACCATGCTGTAACTTATGCTAAGATGCAGCTATCACTTACTGGTAATCGTGTACTAGGCACAACAACCGCAGATAGTCATATCTCAGAAGTACAAATTAATGCTGATATGATTGCAACTGCGGCAGTAACCAATGCTAAGTTAGCAAATGGTTCTGTAAGTTCTTCAAATCTTCAGGCAGGGTCTGTCCTAACTAATGCTATTAACAACAACGCTGTAACTTACGATAAGCTACAGACAGTCGTAACAGCAAACCGTGTTCTTGGTTCTACCGCAGCAAACGGAACAGTATCTGAAGTACAGGTAAACACTAATATGGTTGTGGATAATGCCGTATCTTTCCCCAAGATGCAGCAGATTCCAAGCAATACATTATTAGGAAGAGCAGCATCTGGTACAGGCAATGTAGAAACCATTGCTATTACTGCTGCTGGTAGAGAGCTAATTGACGAAAACAGCGTAGCTGATATGCGTCAGTATCTCCAGTTAGGGACCGCAGCTTTAGAAGCTGTAGCTTTCTTTGCACCAGCTGTTCACAGCCACGGCTCCATCAATAGTGCAGGACAGATTGGTACAACACCAAACCTTCCTCTCATTACTAGTTCTAATGGATTGATTTCTACTGGTACATTCGGCACAACTGTAAGTACTTTCTGTCAGGGTAATGATGCTCGTCTAAGCGATGCTCGTACACCACTTGCCCATATCCATCCAATCTCAGATGTAACTAACTTACAGACTGAGCTAAATGCTAAGGCTCTTGTTGGACATACCCATGTTATTGCAGATGTAGCAAACCTACAGACAAACCTTGATAATAAGGCTGCTATTGCACATACCCATACAATCGCTGAAGTAACAAATCTTCAGTCATCATTAGATGGTAAAGCAGCAACAAGCCATACGCATACTATCTCTCAGGTTACTAACCTACAGACAGAGCTAGATAATAAAGCCGCTGTAAGCCACACCCATACTATTGCCAATGTAACTGGTTTACAGACTGCACTAGATGGCAAGGCAGCTAGCAGCCATACCCACGCAATGAGTGATATCACTAATCTTGATACCACCCTTGCTGGCAAGGCAAATACCACACATACCCACGCTATTGGTGATGTCACTGGTCTTCAAACCGCTCTAGACGCTAAGATTGATGACTCTCAAATCAGTGCGTTTGGTCTAACTCTTATTGATGATACAACCGCTGCTGCAGCCAGAACAACTTTAGAGCTAGGCTCTGCCGCTACACAGGCTTCTTCAGCCTTTGCAGCAGCTAGCCATACCCACACATTAGCAGCTATTACAGATGCCGGAACAGCAGCATCTAAATTTGCTCCTGCTATTGGAGTAAACGCAACCACTACTCAAGTTGTTATGGGTGATGATACTCGTTTAACAAATGCTAGAACTCCAACTGCTCACACACATGTTCTTGCTGATATTACAGATGCTGGAACAGCAGCAGCTAAGTTTGCTCCAGCTGTTGGTGTAAATGCCACAACAACTCAGGTTGTAATGGGTGATGATACCCGTCTAACAAATGCACGAACACCCACAGCTCATATCCATGTAATTGGTGATATCACTAATTTACAAACAACACTAGATGGCAAGGCAGCAACAAGCCATACACACTCAACTACTGATATTACTTCAGGTACACTATCAGTTGCAAGAGGTGGTACTGGTGTTTCAACAACACCAACGGCTGGTCAGATTCTTATTGGTAATAACACAGGATTTACTTTAGCTAATATTCTTGGTGGTTCTAATATTGCAATTAGCAATACTCCCGGTGGTATTACAATTAGTCAGGTTGGTGAGCCAGTAGCACCTTCTGCAATTCTTGCGGATGGTACTTATGGTGATATTACAATTGCTGGCAATACTTGGACAGTTGTAAACAATGCTATTAGCGGTGCTAAGATTGCAAACGATGCTGTCACATTTGGTAAAATTCAGAATATTAATACCAATACCGTACTAGGTAGAGCGACTGCAGGAACTGGCGATGTCGAAGAAATCACAGTAACCGCTGCTGGTCGTGCCTTGCTGGATGATGCTGATGCCGCCGCACAGAGGACTACCCTTGGTGCTGCTGCGGCCTCACATACTCATGCAATCAGTGATGTCACAAATCTACAAGCATCACTAGATGCTAAGGTAGATGATTCGCAGATTTCTGCGTTTGCACTGACTTTACTTGATGATGCATCTGCTGGAACAGCTAGAGCAACTCTTGGTTTAGGTTCTTCTGCTACTCTAAATATTTCTGCACTAGGAGATGCTGCTAGTGGTGAGGTTGTTACTGGTTCCGATAGCCGTCTAACTAACGCTAGAACTCCAGTTGCACATACCCACGCAATTAGTGATGTTACAAACCTACAGGCTTCGCTTGATGCTAAGGTTGATGATTCCCAAATCAGTAGCTTTGCTCTAACTATTTTAGATGATACAGACGCTGCTAGCATGAGAGTAACTCTTGGTCTTGGTACAGCTGCTACTCAGGCTTCTACAGCCTTTGCTGCAGCTAGCCATACTCATACCATTTCACAGGTTACAAACCTACAGACAAGTCTTGATGGCAAGGCCAACACAGTACATAGCCATGCTATCTCTGATGTTACCAACCTTCAGACAACCCTTGATGGTAAGACCAATGTTGGTCACACTCATGGTATTTCAAATGTAACTAACCTACAGACAGAACTAAACAACAAGGCCGCGCTATCCCATACTCATGCTATCTCAGATGTAACTAATCTACAGACAGCTCTGGATGGTAAAGCAGCCAGTAGTCACACACATGTTATTAATGATGTAACTGGTCTACAGACTGCCCTCAACGGCAAAGTCAATACAAGTTCTGTAAGCACCTTTGGTGCAAGTCTTATTGATGATGCTACTGCAGCTGATGCCAGAACAACTCTTGGCTTAGGTACTGCAGCTACTCAGCCATCCACAGCTTTTGCTTCTGCTTCTCACACCCATAGCACTTCTGGTTATGATAATAACTCAGTAACCTATGCAAAGATTCAGAAGGTAGCCACAGCCAATCGGTTGCTTGGTTCTACTACAGCCAATGCTGATGTTGCTGAAGTACAGGTTGCCACAGACATGGTTGCAAACTTGGCAATCACTGCTGGTAAGATTGCTGCTAGTGCTGTCGAAACCGCTAAGATTAATAACCTTGCCGTAACAAGTGATAAACTTGCAGACGGTGCTGTAACAAGTAATAAACTTGCAAACGGTGTAGTAACCTATAACAAGTTACAAACCGTTGCTACAGCCAACCGTGTACTGGGTTCTACAGTTGCTGGTGGTATTGTTGCTGAAGTTCAGATCAATGCCAACATGCTTGCTGATGGTCTAGTCACTACAGCTAAAATTGCTGATGGCAATGTCACAGCAGCTAAGCTAGCTTCTGGAGCAGCCGTAGCAAACATTGGTAACGGAAACATCACAACCGCATTGCTTGCGGATGCCAATGTAACCACAGCCAAGATTGCGAACCTTGCTATTACCACAGGGCTACTAGCCAATAATGCAGTAACCTATGGTAAGATGCAGGCTGTCGCTACCGCAAACAGACTCCTTGGTTCTACCACAGCTGGCGGTGCAGTTAGCGAAGTACAGGTTGCTACAGATATGGTTGTTGACTCTGCAATTACCGCAGATAAGTTAGCTACTAATGCCGTAACAAATGCTAAGATTGCCAGTAATGCTGTAACTACAGCTAAGATTGCTGATGGCAATGTAACACTTGCTAAGCTTCCACTAAGTACTACTGCTAACCGTGTACTTGGTACAACAACCGCTGGTTCTGCTTATACCGAAGTTCAGATTCAGACCAATATGATTGCCGATGGTGCAGTAACTGCAGCTAAGCTAGGTACACTCAGCATTGGAAACAGTCAGCTTCTTGACGATGCTGTCTCAACCAGTAAGATTGTAAACCTTGCGGTCACTGGTGCTAAGCTTGCAGACAATGCAGTAACCGATGCCAAGCTAAGAACAGGTGCAGCAACCTCCGTAATCGGTCGGTCTGCTAACACCGTAGGTAATGTTGCTGATATTGTTGCTTCTGTTGATGGACAAGTTCTCCATCGTACAGGCGGTACACTACAATTTGGTACACTAGGTACTGGAAGTATTTCTGATGGTGCTATTACTCCTGCTAAGATTGCTAACATTGCTGCTAATCGTGTACTTGGTACAACATCAGGGACCGTAGAAGCTGTTCAGGTTTCTACAAACATGATTGCTGATGGAGCAGTAACTGCTGCTAAAACAAATTTTAAAGTTAAAAAAGTTACACAAGTTTTAACTGCTAGTTCTGGTACATGGACTGTTCCTAATAATATAACAAATATTACAGTTACGGTTTTTGGTGGAGGCGGTGGCGGTAGTCGCGGCGATCAAACTAACGGATTTCCAGTCTATCAACTTCCCGGTAAAAATGGTGGTTCTGGTGGCTTTGGTATTGTACAACTATCAGTAATACCCGGAAACAGTTATTCTTATACCATTGGTAGTGGCGGCACAGGTTCAAATTCAGGTACTGGTACTAATGGAGGAAGTACAACTTTCTTAGGTTTAACAGCAACAGGAGGGCTTGGTGCGTACGGCAGCGGTTCTTTTTCAATCGGATCTTTACCTTCTGGTGTAACTTTAGATCTAAATTTAACTTTATTTAGTAGTGCACCTAATACAGATATAGTCATACCAAATGCTCCTTCTGGTACTGCTCCTTCTACTTTTTCTCTAAGCAGCCTTTATCCACCCGGAGTTGGTGGTGCTGCTGAAAGTGGGCGGGATGCAAATAATGCCAGAGGTGGTATGGGTGGCGCTATTTGCATTGAGTATTTTGTAATAGAATAATCCCATGTCATCCTTCTATACCGACACAAGTTTAACTAGTCTCGGATATAGAGTCAATTCTCAAAACTCAGATTTCTTCCTGAATCTTCAGGTCGATAATCCAAAGAAAAACGATCTATTAATGTTCAATGGATTGGTATGGAAACCAATCAACTTGATAGATCTTCGTCCAGTTCTGGTACTTGAGGGTGGCTCTGCCTCCTCAAGCATACCAGCGGATACATTAATATTTGATGCAGAGGGGGCATAACAATGTCAATACTGCTACAGATCCGCATTAGGCGGGATACATCAGCCAACTGGACTGCTCAAAACCCAATCCTTGGATCGGGTGAGCTAGGTTTAGATACGACTCTCAATATCCTGAAAGTTGGTGATGGAACTACAGCATGGTCTACTTTGCCTGCTGTAGTTGGAGGTTCCGGTGGAGCCTCAGATCACGGAACCCTTAGTGGACTGTTAGATGATGATCATCCACAATACCTTACTCAAGGTCGTGGCGATTTAAGATACTCACTATTGGGTCATACACACGGCACAGGTAGCATTCTAGACAATGCAATTACCTATGCTAAGCTGCAGGATACTACAGCTGCCTCTGTCCTATTGGGCAGAGGTAGCACTGCAGCGGGTGATCCACAAGAAATAACTTTGGGGACAGGCTTGACCATGACAGGTACTACGGTATCTGTCAATGGTCTTGCCCCCCAAAGGGTTTATGTAAGAAACACAACAGGAGCTGTCCTGCCAAAAGGAGCTGCTGTCTATATTTCTGGAGCATCTGGTCAAACCCCACTCGTAGCTTTAGCTAGAGCAAATGCATATGGAACAGTCGAAGTAATTGGTGTTCTTGATGCAGCCATATCCAACAATGGATTTGGTTATGCTATAAGCTTTGGTTTACTAGAGGGACTAGACACTTCTACACTCACTCAGGGAAGTTCTGTATATCTATCGGCAACGGTAGCTGGTGGTCTAACCACAACAGAACCCGAATCTCCTAACTTTCAAATTCAAATCGGTTGGTGTGAATATCAACATCAAAACAACGGTAAGCTTCTGGTTAGAATTAATCCAGAGTTTACCAAGGCAGAGTATATTGCAGACTCAACTGCAATTGGTAGAGGCGTTATTACTGCAGCTACCACGGAACAAGCAAGGATAGCCATAGGGCTAGGTACTGCTTCAACCAAAGATACACCATCTTCTGGTAATGCATCCAGTACTCAGGTTGTTCTTGGCTCTGATACTCGTTTAACTGATAGTCGCACTCCATTGGCGCATACGCATGTAAGCGCAGATGTCACAAACTTTTCAACTTCGGTTGATACAATTGTAAGCTCATCAGCCCTTGATGGCGGTAGCTTCTAAAGGAAACAATAATGGCTAATACAATTCGTATTAAAAGACGCATTACAGGTAGCACAGGTGCGCCAAGTTCACTAGCAGTAGGAGAACTTGCTTACAACGAAATGGACAACACACTATACATCGGCACACACAACAACGGTACTCCACAGGTTGTACCGCTGGCTGGTCTTGGTGAGTTTGTCCGTCTGTCAAATGTCAATCAGACAATCAATGGTCTAAAGACTTTCTCTCAGCATCCAGTAATCAGCGAGACACAGCTAGGTACTGGAGAAAACTCAACCAAGGTTGCAACAACCGCTTGGGTAAAGTCACTAGGTTATAGTACAGGTGCTGGTACTATTACTGCTGTTACTGGAACTTCACCAGTTGTTTCATCTGGTGGTACTGCTCCAGCAATCAGCCTAGCTTCTGGCTACGGTGATACCCAGAACCCATATGCCAGCAAGAGTACTAATCTATTCTTGGCTTCTCCAAACGGAACTTCTGGTGTTCCCACATTCAGAGCTATGGCTGAAGCAGATGTTCCATCCCTTACTGCATCAAAGATTTCAAACTTTGATACACAGGTTAGAACAAGCCGTCTGGATCAGATGGCCGCTCCAACTGCTGATGTTTCCTTTAACAGTCGTAAGATTACTGGTCTTGCAACCCCAACAGCAGATACTGATGCTGCTAACAAGCTATATGTAGATTCAGCAATTCAAGGTCTACACCCAAAGCAGGCTGTACGAGCAGCTACAACAACTAACATTGCTTCATTGTCAGGTATTCTGACTGTTGATAATGTTACCCTTGTTGCTGGTAATCGTGTACTTGTTAAGGATCAGACTACTGCTTCTCAAAACGGTATCTATGTCGTAGCTTCTGGTGCATGGACTAGAGCAACCGACGCTGATATTTGGGATGAACTTATTTCGGCTTATGTCTTCGTACAAGAAGGCGCGCAAAATCAAGATATCGGTTTCATTTGCACTGTCGATTCTGGTGGTACTATTGGTACAACCTCAATAACCTTTGCTCAGTTTACTGGTGCAGGCAATGTCAGTGCTGGTGACGGTCTTACACAGTCTGGTACAATTCTCAATGTAGGTGGCACAGTCAACCGCATTACTGTAAGTGCAGATGCCGTTGACATTGCTAGCACCTATGTTGGTCAGACTTCCATTACAACCCTTGGTACAATTGGTACTGGTACTTGGAATGCTACTACCATTGGCGTTGGCAAGGGTGGTACTGGTGTAACCTCACTAACAACCAATGGTATTCTCTATGGTGGAGCTACCGTAGGTGCAACTGCTGCCGGAACATGGGATTCCACAAACAGCATTGGACAGCTACTATCGCATAACTCAAGCGGCACTCCTGTCTGGACTGATACCATCGACGGCGGTACATTCTAATTAAAACTTAGCCAGCCTATATAGGAGATTCAAATGGCACAAACAATAAGACTAAAAAGATCTGCAGTTGCGAACAAAGTTCCCACTACTGGAGATCTTAATCTCGGTGAGCTTGCCATTAATACATATGATGGCAAGCTCTATCTAAAGAAAGATAGTGGTACTGCTTCAATTGTTGAGGTTGGAGCAGGCGGTGGTGGTGGTGGAATTTCAACAGGTAAAGCCATTGCTATGGCTATCGTATTTGGATAAAGGAATAAACAATGGCTGCACCTAATATCGTAAATGTAAGTACAATAATCGGAAAAACTTCAGTAGTTACTTTATCTAGCACAAATGCTACAGCAATTATTAGTAATCCTAGTAACTCCAATAAAGTATTTAAGATCAATTCTTTAATGGTAGCTAATATTGATGGAACAATAAACGCTTCTGTAACTATTAACTATTATAGTTTAGCTGATATAGGAGGTACTGCAACTGCAATTGCAAATACTATTGTTGTTCCTGCAGATGCTTCGCTTGTTATATTAGATAAAAACAGTTCAATTTACTTAGAAGAAAATAAATCATTAGGAGCTATTGCTAGTGCTGCAAACGATCTAACAATCATTTGTTCATATGAGGAGATATCCTAATGACTCGTTGGAATGGAAGTTATGTAGGTTTATTTAAACCAACTACATTATTTGACTCTGGTGGTGTATGGAACCTTAAAAGACAAACCGTAGCAAAACAAAGTGGTATTTGGCCTTTAGACAATAGTTCAACACCTCTACCAACTTGGTCATTAAATTTTAGCGGTACTAGTGAACCTTGGTCAGATGGTGTACAGTATTCTTATACTTCATCTAGACCAGAAAACTCAGGTACTATTACAGACTCAAATGGATATATTGTAGTAAACGGATACAATTTAGCCCCGTCTTCAAACAATTTTGGAGCTAATAATACTAACGCTGCTAATGTAACAGGCACTGTTAATTATGCGGTATCGCCATCAGGCGAACAAAATGCAGGTAGATTTGAAATTCAAAGTAATGGTTTTATTTATAAAGGTTCAAACGGAGCTGTTACTAGTGGAACTTTTACTTTATCGTTTTATATGAAAGCAACCAGCACACCACAACAAGTTCGTATTCGTGTTATAGGTGATTCTTCTACTTTAGTATCTGAAACGGTAACAACACCAACATCTTGGCAAAGATATTCTTATACAATAACAACAACTACAACAAGTGGTTTAGAAATTGGAATAGATCAAAGAACTACTGTTCCTCCTGCTGGACCCGGAACAGCTTGTGATATTTTATTATGGGGCGTACAAGTTGTTAGAGGAAGTAATGCGTTACCTTATACTCATAATCCATCTACAGGAACTACAGCTATTCCTCGTTTAACCCACGACAGAAATGGAAATAGACTTGGGCTTTTAATTGAAGAATCTATTACAAATGGTCTTTTGCAAAGTGAGCTTTATACAGCTACAGCTACATGGCAAGCTAGCGCAGTATCTATTACAGCAAACGCAACTACTTCACCTTCTGGATTAAATAACGCAAGTAAATTAATCGAAACATCTACAACAGCCCATGTAATTTATCAAGATGTCACAAGAACAAATGTTGTGTTTTCAGCTTATATGAAAAAAGCTGAAAGAATTGCCGCAAGTTTAAAGTTTTGGATTACAGGTACTAACTGGTTATTATGCACTTTTAATTTAGATGCTGGAACATCTACAGAAGTCTTTACAGGTACTGGTAGTACCTTTACAAGCACTGGTTCTGGTATGGAAAATGTTGGAAATGGTTGGTATCGTTGTTGGATTCGTGCAACAGTTCCTTCTAATACTTCAATTCAGCACAGTGTTTCCATAAATAGTACACCAACCCCAACCCGTAGAGCAGATAACGGTTCAGAAGATTATACTGCTGTTACAGGAAATGGATTATTTATTTGGGGTCTTCAAAGCGAAGGTTTTAATAGAAACCCAAATTCATATATTCCAACCACCACAGCTGCAGTTATACGCAACGAAGACAAAGTTCATATCCCTAAAAACAAAATAACAAATTGGGCATCAACTGGTGCTATTTGTGTTCATTTCTATACACCACCAAAAGCAGGAACTTTGTTTTCAACTGACAACCAAACAAACCAACAGCTTGGTTTAGAAGCAAGTTCGACAACGGCTGCAAGAGCTTTTTGGTCAAGTGGAAACACAGCAACAGGTATTATTGGCGATGCTGGTATTGTACATAAAGCCATACATTATTGGGATGGAACAACATCTAAATTTTGTATTAACGGTAGTGAAGTACAAACAGGAACAAACAATGCTTCATCGTTTACTTCTATAGATTTTATTACATTAGGTGCTAAAGCTACAGAATCATCAGGAGTACCCGGAACATTTAGTGATTTTGCTAACTGCATAATTTCTAAAGTAGAGTTCTATGCTGGTGCTTTAACAGATTCAAACCTTCAACAAATTTCAGATAATAATACTATGTATGGTATTCAATATTTAATACTTGCTGGTGGTGGTGGTGGAGGAACATTTGTAAGCGGTACTAATTATGGTGGAGGTGGCGGTGGTGCTGGCGGTTACTTAGAATCAACAGCTACTTATGTTATTCGTGGTCGTTCTTACGATATTGTTGTTGGCGCTGGAGGCGCTAAAAACACAAGTGGAAGTAATTCTTCATTTAATGGCTTAACAGCAATTGGAGGAGGTGGCGGTGGTTACAATAGTGTTGGTAGTGCTGGTGGTTCTGGTGGTGGCGGTGGCGGTGGTAACGGTACTTTTATAGGTGGTGCTGCTACTAGTGGTCAAGGAAACGCTGGAGGAACCGGAGTGGCTGGTTGGCCGTATGCTGGTGGCGGTGGTGGTGGCGCTAACGCTGCAGGAACAAATGGAACATCCAGTGCGCCCGGAATAGGAGGCAACGGAAAAACATCTTCTATTACAGGAACAGCCATTACAAGAGGCGGTGGCGGTGGAGCAGGGGCGCATAATGGCGCGAGTGCTGGTGGATCAGGTGGTGGTGGTAATGGAGCTGGCTGGACAGGTACATCTCAAAATGGAACCGCTACTTTAGGTGGTGGAGGCGGTGGAGCAACCCATGAAAGCACTACTGGAGGTAATGGCGGGGCTGGTACAGTTATTTTAAGAATTCTTTCAGGAAACTATACTGGCACTGTAACAAATGCTTCTAGTGTTACAACTGTAGATGCTGATACAGTTGTTATCTTTAATTCTTCTGGTTCTTATACGGCATAATACTATGGCACATTTTGCAGAAATAGATGAAAACAATATTGTATTAAGAGTTATTGTTGTTGATAATAATTTAGAATCTATTGGTTCTGAGTGGTGTTCACAAACCTTTGGAGGAAATTGGATTCAAACTTCTTACAATAATAAAATACGAAAAAACTTTGCTGGTATTGGATATACTTATAATCCAGTATTAGATGCGTTTATTCCTCCTAAACCAGAAAACAGCTCTTCGTGGGTTTTAGATGAAACAACATGTCAATGGATTCCTCCTATTCCTAAACCTACAGTTCCACTGTATGAATGGAATGAAGAACAGCAACAATGGGTTTTAGTAAATTAAAGGAAAAACTATGGCTGAGAATAACTTAGCATTATATGTATCTGCTATGCAGTTAGCGATTCTCACCATTGGCGTAGTAACTGTAATAATTAGATTGGGAAAACGAGAAGCCCTGATTGAATCTAACGCAGAAGAATTGCGTCAGTTAAAAGACATTACCAAAGATTTAGTCAAGGCTGACATCGAACACAGCAAGAATTTAATTGGTGTTGTTGGTGACTTAAAGGCTTTGCGCTATCGCGTAGAGATGCTGGAGCAAAAGTAATGCGTTATCTATTCTTGCTGTTGTTGGCTGGATGCTCTTCAGTTGAAGCTGTGTCTACCAGCAACCACGCAATTCAGCGTGAAGCAATGTCTATACTGCAAACCCAAGATATTAAAGTCGCTCATAAGCATGCCCACCGTATTATTGGTGAGTCTGCAGATATTGCAAAAGCCGCTGGCAACATTACAGATATTACCCCTTGGTGGGCAGACATGATTAGCTATGGCTTTATTGCCTTAGCAATCATTGGTGTATGCGTACTATTATGGTACACCGGAATAGGCAGTCTTATTAAAAAGGTTGTCTATTCATTGGGACTCTTTATTCCAGATAAAAAGATTCAGCAGGCTAAGTTGCTAGCTGAAGTTAAGGATGAAGAAGATCCTACAACTATACGAGAAGCCATTGCTGCATTTAGAGCGCAAGATCCTGCGTTCGATGCAGCATACAAAAAAGTGAAAGGACACTAATATGGCATCATTTCTAGGTTCAGTTTGGTTTGGAGTTATGCTCTTTTTTGTTGGGTACATTGCTGGTTCTGTCGTTCCAGTAACCAAGCTACCTGAGTTGTTCAAGAAAAAGTGAACAAAGAACTAATCAATCTCCTCAACAGTCGCCTTATTGAGCGTCTACTGGACGATCTTAAGGATGACACCAAATGCACTCCCGGTCTATACACGGTTGTCCGTGGTATCGTAAACGACAACCGGGAGGCATTGGATGGTATTAGCCATAGTACTCTAGATACCCTAGAGGCCACTATGAAGTCTAAGATGCCGTTCAAGTTTAAGTCAGAGACAATCTGACCTTTCCGCCCTATGGCCCTTAATTGGGTTATAGGGCGTTTCTATTGTTATAATGGGCCACGGTAGCCCCCGGAATCAGGAATCGTTTATAGGGCATTCTAGCCGCCCTAGGAGGCAACCATATGCAGGCTCCCAAGGAAGTCGTAGAGGACTTCAGAAATCACCTCTACTTTAGTTTTAAGTATCTGGGCCTAGGGGAACCCACCCCCAAGCAGTACGCTATGGCTAATAGGCTGCAGGAAGGTCCGAATAACTTTATATTGCAGGCAGGCCGAGGGGATGGCAAGTCCGTTATCATGGCATGCTACGCATCGTGGCTCCTTCTGAAGGATCACAATACTACAATACTTGTACTTTCAGCGGCAGCAGATAAGGCTATTAAGTTTATCAGCCAGACCCGTGCCATTCTAACTCAGGTTCCTTACATGAAATATCTGGAACCCCAAGAGTTTGATAAAGACTCTGCATTTGGTTTTAATGTACATGCTAGGACTAAGTTTGGACAGGACTTGTCCATGACTGCCCGAGGCATCACTAGCCAGATCACAGGTCTACACGCAGACAAGATTATTTGTGATGATATTGAGATTCCAGAAAACTCAGACAGTCCACAGGCTAGAGAAAAACTATGGGAAAGATGTCTGGAGTTGGAGAATGTAATTAACAAGCACGACGATACCCAAGTTAGATTCCTAGGTACACCACAGTCCAAAGACTCCGTGTATAATAAGCTTGGTGGTATCTACAAAATTATCAAGTTCCCTGCAGTCATGCCAGACTTAGGTAGCATAGAAGAAACAGAAGATGTTGATTCTTATATTCTTAATCTTGGTATTGAGGCAGGAGAATCTACACAACCAGAAAGATTTCCCACAGAAAAGCTGGCTGAGATTGAAGCCAAGATTGGTCCTACCAACTTTGACTTGCACTATCGGTTGATGACTTCTTCTGCGGATCAAAAGAAATATCCACTACGATTGGAAGATCTAATTGTGTTGGATGTAGATCCAGAAGTTTTTCCAGTAAAGGTTGTTCATGCTAAAAGCGAAGTAAACAAGCGAGTATCCTCGTTTGGAATGAAGGGAGATTTGGTTTATGAACCAATGCATATCGAACCTAAGTTTGTCCCGTATACACAGACGGCCATGTTTATCGACCCTTCAGGTCGCGGTGCGGACGAGACTGCAATCTGTATTGCGTCTTTTGCCCACGGCTACATTGTCACACATGAACTCACAGGAATTCAGGGAGGCTATGATACACCCACCCTTAAGCAAATCTGCAAGCTCGTAAACCAATACGACATTAATTTAATCCGCTTTGAGTCTAACTATGGTGACGGCATGTTTGGAAAAGTGCTATCGCCAGTTATCGCTCAGAACTGCGGTCAGGTTGCTATAGAAGAATACAAGGTATCCGGTCAAAAGGAAGCCCGAATCCTTTCCATCCTAGAACCAGTAATGGCTCAGCATCGGCTGGTCATTGATACTCAGGCTATTCAGGATAAGGAAAACCAGATTCAAATCACACGCCTGCAAGAAAAGCGTGGGGCACTAAAGCACGATGACCGAGTGGATGTTCTTGCTGCTGCTGTTTCTTATTGGACTGATGCTCTAGCAATAGATCCAGACCGTGAGATGGAACAGAAGCAACAAGAAGAATACAAAGCTCAGATCAAGGAATGGATGAGTAACCGTCGAGGTATTGCCCTATTGGGTGATCGCATCTCCGGTGCTATCCTATTGAATGGAAAGACCCCAAAGACAAATGGCTTTGGAAGTTCAATTTTAAAAAGGCAAAACAAATGGCGATAGATCCTGTCTCTCTGACGATGGGTGGCTTGTCTTTAGTTCAGGGTGTATTTAGTGCCCTTGGTGCATCAAAGCAAGCTGAAGCTCAATATCAGGCCCAACTAATTCAGCAGCGTAATGAAAACTTTAGAAACAAATGGCAAACAGAAGCACAGAACCGAAACCAACTTAGGCAGTACCAAGCCGCACTTGAGCGTAATGTTCAGGTTCAGCAAGCTGCAAACAAGGAACGAGCCATTGCGGAAGTCTACCTAGACCGCAACTTCCAAAACCAAAAGGGAACCCTTAGCAAGCAAACCAATCTAGCCAATGCTGCATTCCTTACCGCTATGCAAGGTAAGGGTATTGGTGGCGATAGTGGCACAGCCAGAGCCTTATTCCGACAGAACATGGAAGCTCTAGGCAAGAACATGCTAGCCATGAAGACTACCTATCGTAATGCCTATCGGGATATTGAAACACAGCAGGCTGGTCGCTTGGCTCAGAGAGCCGACACCATGTTCCCCAATCAGGTAACTTACCTACCATCAACTGGTGGTATTGTAAATTCTGCTAGCTCCGCTCTAACAACTGGACTCATTAGTGCAGGCATCCAAGGCTTTGCTGCTGGTTATGACGCACAACTAAAGTATGGTGGCGGCGATGGAGGTAACAAATGACTACAAAAGATCTCTATCAATCCTTAGCCCAAATCGCTAAGCAAGCTGTATCAATTACCCCAATCGAAGAAGACCCAAATAAACAGATCATTAACAAAGAGATCGACCAAATTAAAAAAGTTACTGACTTGGCTTCCAAGATGTATCCTAATAACAAGGATAACCAGTTTGGTTACTTTAAGAAGACTGTCGATATCGCTGGTATGACTCCAGAAGCTAAGAACTTTTATTGGAATCAGTACCAGAAGATTAATCCTAGGGGTCTAGAGGGCACTAAGCAAGACTACATTAACATAACCTCCAGAGAACTAAACCAGATTTCTGGTGTGTCTCGTAAAGAGTTCTATCTACGCAACCAACTAGCTAATGCCCCAGAATGGGTTAAGCCTGTGCTGGAACCAGAGCTAGCCAAGCTATCTACCGTTGTTGCCAATGCCAACTATAGCAAGGCAACCAAGGTATACGAAGAAGATGTCAAGGTTAGATCCAATGTATTCCTAGCCAACGCTCAACTTGATCCCGATGTTTCTATTGAGGATCATACTGCCGACATGGTTCGGCTTGAGCAAATGAATCTTCTTGATATTGGTGCTGTTATAAACGGTAGAGTTGGGGTCTATAAGAATGGCAAAGAGTTTGTACCAAGCTTTGCAATCAAAGGTAGGAATGAAATCCTATCGGATGATCCTTATGGAGCGCCCTCTGCTGAAGAACAACTACGAATTAAAGAAACAACAACACCTTACTTTAAGCAGGCTGTTGAACGAAAGATCTATACCAACCAAAGCACAATCAACCGGGAAGAGCAGATGTCCGCTAAGATGGCGAGTCGTATGCTTGAGGACGGTAAGTTTACGCTTGATCGTTGGGGCGAAGCTTTCTCAATGAATCCTGAATCAAACCCACAAGAAGAAATTCTCCGTGGCTTAAAGGGGGAAATCTCTGCAAAGAGAGTTAAGACTTATCAAGACCTTGCTCAGACTATCTACACAGCAATGAGCAAATACGGCAATATGCTTGGAGAAAATAACAATGGCTGAAATAGTACCGCTACAGCAGACAGTATTTGAGCAGGGTCCACAGGCTACCTTTGTACCTCCAGCTCAGCAAGCACAGGTATATCAAGAGGGTCAGGTTGTATTTGGTCAGCCCATCTACACCGTTGATCCCGGCATTGCATGGGAGGCGTTAGGAGCTGAAGCTGCAAAGACAGCAAGTACTTTGTTTGAAAACACTTTGAATTATCTGATTGAATCTAAAGGCAATGCTGTTAAAGAATTAAAAGATAAGTATGAAAGTGAACTAAACACTTTTTATAATGAGCAAAGCACAGCACTATATTCTAAAGATCCAGCTAAGCGGATTACTCCACAGCAAAGCATTGATAATGTAAACGCTAAAATTATTGAACTTCGTGATAAGTTTTTATCTGAATCAGGCACAGCACTAGAAACAAATGAATACTTTGCAGACGAGTTTGATATTAAAAAATATGGTATGGCTTATCAACGACTAGCTCTAACTGCACGAAACTCTCTGAGAGATTTCGATACACGATCTAGTCGTTTGCTTTATGATACACAGCGAGTAGTAAACGGACTTGAAAAAGAAAAGTCTGAGTTTGGTTCATGGAAGAATTCTGATATTGGAAAGCGACCAGATAAACTAGAGCCTCTTGCTCTTACTGGTAACGCTCCACTCCCAACCAAAGATGGGTATCCAATTATTGGTTTCCAAGAAACTGAAGATGGAACTCCAACTGTTCCTTACACAGCAATGATTAACGGGGTGGAAACTCCTGTTGTTCAGAAAGATGAAAACAACAATTGGGTTTTAATTCCCGAAGCTCTTGAAGCCCTTCCTGAAAAACAATTAGAACTTGCTTTCAGGATTGATCAAGAAGCTTATGGTGACAGCTCTGCCGTACTTAGTGCTGGTGGTCAACCAACAACATTCTTTGAAGGGGCACTTAAGCAAGCAGCAAAGAATCCACAGCTTAATGCAGGATTAACTGCTTATACAGCTATTGCATTAGCTCAGTTACCAGATCATACAGCAACACAAACTATCAGTGGATTGAGCGGTCTAGAAGAAGATGATAGGTTAATGCTTTCAATGCTACGGCAACACTTTATTAATGGTGGTCGTAAAGACAGCATGCCAAGCATTACTGGATTAAACAGAGATGTGCTAAGAACAAACGCAACAGCAATTCAAAAGCTTCGTTTAAGTCCTACAATTGCTGGTGTAGCTACAAGGCCAACTGAAGTTGCTAAGTATAAAGAGCTAACAACAACCCTAACAGAAATTGCTCAGCAATACGAACTTCCTGTTGAAGACAATGCACTTAGTCTTACTAAAGGTCCATATGATTTAACTGATACAGACGGATTAACTGCATCTGCTTTACTACAAGACAACCCTGTATTGGTTTATGCTTTAGCTCGGGTTTCTACAATGATGGATTCAAATCCATCTTTATACGCAAACGACCCAGAGTTAAAAGAAGAAACAATGAAGCGTATCTTTAAAGAAGTAATCACTACCGAAGGATACTTTGTAACTCAAAACCCAAACACAGGAAGTCCTCTTATTGTTTACTCTCGCGGATTGGGTCATGTTAATAAAGCAAGACAACTTATTAAAGAAGATCCAATGATGCTAAAGGATCTTCCAGAACTACAAGAGGCTGCTAAAGAAGATCCAAATATTGTTGATGGTGTTATTGCTAATTCATATCTATATGAAACTCAGTGGGCAACTAACAGAAACGCAGCAGATGAAAAACAAATTGCTTTTGATACTGCCAGAAGAATCAACCCACAAGTTGATTTAGAAGTGTTTGAAGCAATCTACGATGCTGCAGTAACTGTAAGCCAAGATCCAAAAACAAAAGCTAGAGTGGCAGCTAGAACACAAGCTCCTTTAACCTTTGGTCAAATCTTAAGAATGGCTGTTGCTTCTTCTCCTGCTGCAATGGAACAAACAGGTAAAGTTGTAATCGAAGGTAGAGAGAACACGGTTGCCGAATTTAAAGACAGATTAGCAGCTGCTAAACAAGTATGGGATGATACTGATTTTAATGATGGCTCTGATAACGCTGTCTTAGAGTTTGATACTAATCCAGCTATGTTTAGTTTTATGGGCGCACCTACTGGTGGTATTCCATTAAAGATTAGACAGCTAAAAGGAAAGTCTGGTAAAGACTACTTTCCGTTTATTGTTGGTGACTCACAAAGAAACTTCGGAGCATTCTCTCCAAAGCTAGATGACAACACTCCAATAATGTTTATCAAAGCTGAAACAGATACCCAAGGAATGGATCAGTATAGACTCAATCTTAGTATTAGTAAATACTTAGATGCTAAACGAGGTAAGCCAGCAATTAGATATGTAGATTATTCTACAGAACGACCTCCAAATGTTGGTCCCTTGTCAGCCCAAGATGTAATCAATGTGACAAATGAACGATATCTACCACTTGACTTTAATCCTGTAGGTAATGCTGATGCTCCATTAACTACCTTTGAAGCAGCTGATAATTTTAGAATCATCAATAGTCAAGCTATTCAGGAAGCTGTTAAAGCAGATCCTTCATTAAAAGATGTTGTTCCGTTGCTATACGAAGTTGCTAGAGATAAAGACGGAACAGTAATGTATGAAGAAAACAAAACAGTTTTCTCACGAACAAATCTACGAAAGCTATTTGATAAGGCTGTAAAGCAAGGCGCTAAAACCAATAGAGATTATGTTGGTTATATCTTTAGAGCTATGCGAAATTATCAGCAAAACGATCAGCAAGATGCCGGAAGAAAAGTATCTTTAGCTGAAGCTACTAACTCCCCCTTTACTGCTTTCTTAGGACAAGAAGGAAAAGAAAAAGGAGTTGTGCTGTATGAGCCTAGCACTGTAAGATTCTTTGATGGTGTCGATGCTTATGTCAGTACTGGTTACAATTTATTTGCTAAAGGTAATCAGTACTATATGTTTAAGCCTGATGAATTGAGTATTGAGCAAGCTAGAAGCAGTGGTTATAAGTTAATCATAGATCATGCCAATAAAGATCAACAAGCTCCTACAGATTTTACTGTATTAAAAACTAAAAAAGATAGGATTGAGCAAGCTAAATCTATGCTGTTTAGTTCTAGAACTAGTCCACTAACTGAACGAGAAAAGTTTAGACAGCAGCTCTTCTTACAGATTACTCAACCAAGAGAACAAGTACCCGCTATAATGTTACAACAATAATCCTGTTTATGGCGTGAGAACCCCCAGAAAGGATATGAATGTTTAATTACACACAAGGTTTTCCTTTAGTTGAAGACCGACCTAGTGCTGGCCTGTTAAGTCTTAAGGCTTACACACCAGCACAGGTGTTATCTGCATATGATGGAGATAACTTAGAATTCTTAGATAGCTCAAAAATATCTGATCCACTATATTGGACCAGAGGTGAAACTAAGAAAACAGAAACCTATAATGAATGGTTTGCTATTCAGCAAGCTCTTGGAACTTTAGAAGGAAACCTTACTGGTATTTCCGATCAGTACTTAGGTATTGCTAATGAACCACTAAAGGGTGCTGCATTAAGACAGTTAGTAGGCAAAGCTCCTCTTACTCCGTGGAGATGGAGCGATAGTGAACTTACAGAAGAAGCCTTAGCACAAGACCAAAAAGAACTAAATACACTATTAGAGGCAGAGCAAGGAATAGATATTGCTTCTATTCCTGTCGATCAACTAACAGAAAACCAAAACCTAATTAGAAAACTTGCAAGTAAGTTTGCTTATGTTGAAGCAGAAAAGAAAGCAAAAGATAAGTTAGGATTTAACTGGATTGATCTTTTAGATGCTCAAGAAATTTTTGGTATCTCTTTATCCGACAGAGAACTAGCGGGTGACACTAAAGATATTGAAGAAAGACTATCAAGGTTTGATCCAAACTTTGATTCTAAGTCTTGGTTTGCTTCTAAATTTTCTGATGAGATTGTAACTAGAGGTTTGTTGGAAAACGGAATCACAGCTGACTTAATTGCTGATGCTCCTAATGAAGACGCAGCTTTTATGCGAATTATGTCTCGTCTTTCTATTACAGATCTTCAGCGACGAGCTGCTTCATATACTCCAACAACACTAGATAAAGGTCGGCTATTCCGAGATACAATTATAACTGGTGTTATCAATAGCCCCGATACAATTCCATCGGTTGTTGCTGAATTAGGATTAGCTGGTATAGCTTCTGTATTTGGAACGCCTGCTGCTGGTGTTGCTACCCTAGGTGCAACTAGTGCAGTAACAAGTGCATTAGGCGGAACATCCGTATTCATGCGTCTTAAAAAAGCATATGATGCTATCGGAGCAGCCAGTAAAACAATGAAGGTAGCTGGCTATGCTGCAGAAACCTTGTATAAGATGCCTATTGGTATCATGCCAAGTTATGTAAAGAACTTTGGTTTAATCCGAGGAACTGCTGCATCCTTTACTTTTGGTGCTGTTCAAGGTGGTATGGCTGAATACGCAAGACAGCAAAGAGAAATTGCTTTCGGTGCGTCTACCTTGTATGCTACACCAAACGCAATGACTGATTACAATTTTTCTCTTGTTGCTAGAAGCGCATTAGAAAGTGGTGCTGCATTTGGTGCTGTGTTTGGACTTGGCGGTGGTTTACTAAGAAGTGGCGTTGGCGCTCTTAAAAATAGAATGAGTGGTGTTCTAATTGATCCAGTAACTGGAGTTAGAAACATTGCTGATCAACGCTTTACTTTTGAAAGCACCCCATTAGGAAACACAATTGACAACATTCGTAACTTTGTTGGTAAAGAAGAACGAGCTTTAATTGATGCTCCTGTTCCTGATCAGCTTGCAGCTGAATCAATTCTAAACAAAACAGAAGTAACAACTGATACTTTAGTTTCTAGGACAGAAGCAAGAGTAGACCGGGTTGAAACAAGAGAGGCTGCTAGATCTCCTGATGCTGCAAGAGCAACACCAGAAGATGCTGGTACACGACGATACGAAGGTGAAACCATTCCTGAGTATGTTGCCCGTGTAGCACCAAACCGTGCTATTAGAAACATTTATGAAATCATGTCTGAGGTTGCTAGACGAACCCCAACCGAAGGTAGCTTGCGTCTAATTGAATCCTCAGAACAGTTTGATAACATGTCTATTCAAGACCAGATGCGTGTGTTGTTCAATTCCAAGAAGGTATTGGAAGACGCAAAGAAAGCAGAAACAGACTCAGTAGGTCTACCTAAAGAGCGAGAGCGTCTTTATGACGAACTAGAAAAAAGCCGAAAGTCTTGGTTTGCTCGTTTAAAAAAGAAACTGCCAAAGGCTGCATTCAAAGCTTTAAAAGAAGAACTAGAAGAAAACAAAAAGGCTTCTGGCAAGCGACTGCCTGATCTACTTAAAGAAGCTCGTAACACAGGTAAGACAGCCGCAGAGCGCAAGGCTGCTTCAGATGAGCTAGCTGCCAGACTGCTTGAAACAGCGTCTGCTATGGCAGCTGCGCCTGACCGTGAGGCTGCTATTAGATCAACGGTTCCTCCTGAAGTATTAGATAGCCTTGAAGCAGCAGTTGTTGAACAGCACCTTACTGGTACTATTAGTGATGAAACTGCCGATAGTATTATAAAGAATATTGCTGGTGAAGAAGTTGAAACTAAACTTTCACCGCTCAACCGTGTTGCTAGAGCCGCTAAGAATGCAATTACTGTTGCAAAGATTAGCCCAGACAGAGTAAAGAAAATCAAAGCTATTATCAAAGATCCAGATAGTTTCGTATCTGTTATTGATGGCGATAAAGACAATGCTTTAAGATTCTTTGACTTTGTAAATGAACTTGTCTTAAATGACATGATTTCAGAGATAGATAGAAACTTACTTCTAGCTTCTACTGTTCATCTTAACTTTAGTTCTAAAGCTTTTAATATTCAGTTTGCTGTTGAAAGTGTATTAGAGAACGGCAAGATTCAGCCAGATATTGTTGGAATCTTCAGAAGAAGAAACAACTCTATTGTAATGAATTCCGATTTCACAGGAACAACAGCTAGCATTAAGCGCCGAAGAGCTAAGACACTATTGCATGAATTAGGCCATGCTTACTTTGCACACGAAGCAAGCGGAGCTAATTACTTAGATGCTCTAAGACTATACAACAAAACAATTCTTACAAGTGGCGTTGAGCTAATGAGAGTTCGACCAGAGACTACTGATCCATTATTGGATTCAGCTTTCTTAGGTCAGTACCACATGCAAAACGCAGAAGAAATGTTTGTTCAGACATTCTCACAAATTCTGTTTACCGAAGCAGAAGCAGCCATTAACACATTCAGTCCTCCTCAAGTATCTAGAGCAAGGAATGTTTTAGACAAACTGGCAACTAATATAACACTAGCTGCTGCAATGTTTAATAAGTCTGATTACTATAACGCGGCTAAAGATATTATTGATTCAATTACAGAGGTTGATAGCAAGCTAAAAGATAGGGTTTCAATGCCAACCTTGGCTAGAACTTATTCTAAGCTTTATCCAATGTTTGATACTGTAACTGATGCTGCTGAATATAATAAAAAGATTGATGCTGAATTTCCTAATCAGGATATGAAGCCATATCATCTCAATCAAGCTGAAGTAGATCTATTCGCAAAAACCAAAGGAGATCCTAGCTTCATTATTGCAATGACAATTATGAAAGCAGATCGAAGATCCTTTATTGATGCAAACGGAAACTTTACTAAGAGCCTTGTTGATCTAGTTAAAACCTATAATGATTATAAGACAACACAGCTTACTTCAATGCAGATCAAAATTGCATTCTTAGTTGGCTCATTAGATTATAAAAAGATTGAAGCTTTGGATAAGTTTGATAGACTAGACTTTATTAAGGATGAGCTATTCTCAGTTTATTCTCGTACAATCTTTAAAGGCAAGTCTAAGCGAACATTGGTTCCAGCAACTTATGAAGACTTAGATGCTTTAAAGAATCTAGATACAATGGATTACTTAGACCCAACAGGCAACAGTGTTCCATATGCTGTCGGATTCTTTGGAACAAGTGGTGAGACTTTAATCAATGCTATTGCTTCTACACAACCAAAAGGTAAAGCTTTGGTTGCCGATGCTCTATCTGCTGATGATGTTGCTAAGCTTGTTGAAGCAATGAGAACAGACGCAGCTCTTACAACCAATCTAATTGATCGTCTAAGAATTTATTTAGATAACATTGGACTGCCAGAACTAGCTAATGTTGTAACTGAAGTCAACCATCTTGCTTACATTGAAAGACTCAAGACTGAGGGTATGCTAGATGTTGAGCCATCAACTCCTATCTGGCCTAACAAAGAAGTTGCTAATACTTCACTAGCTTTAATGTTAAAAGAAAAGCTATCAGTAGAGCAAATCAAAGTTATTCTAAAAGCCAACCTTTCATCTTCAACCTATAGTTATATTACCAATAAGTACTCTACTCCTAAGAAACTTCTTGGAGCAGTAAGTAAACTAATAGACGAAGATGGTCTTGTGTTTAATCAAGACTCTCAACGATGGGGTATTAAGTTAACATCAGCTAAACCTAAAGTTACTGTTGAAGCTCAAGCTCAAGCTATAAGCTTGGAGACTACGGTTTTAACAAAAGATAACTTAATGAAGGTTATTGCTCGTATTGGAGAAAAGTATTCAAGAGGTACAGATACTGATGAATACTTTACTGAAGCCCTTGCTAGCATGATGATGCCAAGAGAGCAAGCTAAAGAACTTGGTGGTGTCGCTGGAAACTTAGAACTAATTCTATCTAAGATTGAAAATGGTAGTCTAGCAACAGTTAAAGACTTTGTAAACTATATCCATGCTACTGCTAATAATCTCAGAAAGAATCAGCAAAAGAAAGCTCCAGAAGTAAAAGCAACTGCTGCTGATAGGATTGTAACTACTAAGAAAGATATACGGTTTACTATTCTGAGTGAAGCTTTAGCATTCAACACAGCAACCCAAGGTAGACTGCTTACTCCACAAGAGATTGAACTCATCAGAGTATTCAATGAATCAAGCAGCATGGCTGAAGCTGGAGCTAAGCTAAAGCGTTCAGCACGAACTGCTGGAAACTATAGAGCAAAGCTAATTGCAAAGATTACTGATGTCTTTGAGCAAGCATCAATCAGACTTGATAGTGATCGAACTGCTATTACAGCAGCTCTAAACAAATACTTTGATACTGTAGCTAGTGTTGTTGATAAAGCAAAACCAGATACAGAAAAGAAAGTAACTAGCAAAGTAACTGAAGCTAAGTCTAAGCCTGAAAAGAGTCCTGTTGAAGCTGGAGCAAGAATGGCACAGACCGCTGCGCTTGCTGAAAAGCTGAGGAACAAGAACCCAGATCCAGTTCCTGTACCTGTGCCTGCAAACACAGAAGCTGTTCTTTACAAAGTAACTGATGAAGTTACTGGCAACGAACCAGAAAAGGTTCTACGACCATCAGAACAAGCTGATGCTATCATTCATGGTTCACAGACAGCGGCTAAAGAAGCTGTAGCGTTTACGCCAAAGAAGCCATTAGGAATGGACTTTGGTACAAGCCAAGAACTAGCGAGTCAACCTGAAAAACTTGCAGGCGTATTAAGGTCTGCAAGTAGATTGGGTTTTGATGCTCTTGTGTTTAAGGATGGTTCTGTAATTCCAATCAACATTGAAGAACTTCCTGTGGTTGGAAAGACTGTTATTAAAAAAGAACCAGATGCCCCTGCTGAGGTTGAGATTACTACAGTAGATAAGACTCCTGTATTAAATGTTATCTCTAAACCAAGACAGCCAGCACAACCTAAAGCACGAAAAGAATCTTTCCCTGTTAAGGTGGTAAAGAAAAAAGTTTTACAAACAAAACCCAAATCAAAGGGTGGAAGTAAAACAAAATTAAGTGATCTTAAAAAAGAATTGCTTACTTCGTTTAAAACACGAAAAGAAAGAATAGATCACTTAGTTAAACTTGGTTATGCAAAAGTTTTTAACACTGATTCAGGTAATACTCCTTTTGTTCTACTAGAAGACCGATTGACTGTGGTGATTAATGTAAAAGGAAAAGATATTCCTTTTTATATTAGCACTGGTCTTGGCGGTAAAAAAGATGTTGCTGCTGGACAATGGTATCCATTCTTTGGTATGACAGAAGATAATTCTTGGTTTATCAAACTTACTGGTAAAGAGATTAATGATGTTTATGGTTCTCCTGAATTAAAAGCAGTTAAAGAACTATTAGACGAATCCTTTGGTAATCTTGATGATGAAATGCAACAGCTACCAATGGGTAATACCCTAGAAGAAATGAGATCTATTAGATCTGAGTTTTATAAAGAAACTGGTCTTGATGGTGTATTAGCACAAAACAAAAAAGCTGTTGATTCTCTTTCTACTCTACTAAAAACATTAAATACTTCTGGAATTAAAAAAGGCGATCCTTATAATAAAGTAAAAGCTTTTATTGATTCTGTTGTAAAAGAAATTAGTGAAGGTAAAGAATTAGAAGCACCTTCAGTAACACCAAGTACTCCACGAATTCCAACTCCTCCAAAAAGAGAAGTACCTGTCGAACCAATCGAAAGCGATTTGGTAAAGACTCCAGAAACTGATGTAGTAGAACGCAAGACTAACGATGATCCTGCTTTGCTACGACAGGCTGGAATGGATTCTAACTTCTTAAAGACATTCATCAAAAAGTATTGGGAATCAAAGATTGAAGCCGACTCAGGCACAACCATGACCCCAATGTTTAAGAATATGTGGGCACACTTTGTCAATGTAAATCAATACATTGCTGACGCAAACAAGCGTGTTCTTGGTGATGATATTATGGATAAGTTCTGGAAGGCGGTTGACCGTCTTCGCACTGAGTCTCTTCTTCGTAAAGTAACTGAAGGACCAGCAGGAAAGAAGCCACTAACATATCGACAGATGTTAGAAAAGGCAGCAGAAGAAATTAAAGTAGATGGTAAGTCTGACTTTGTAATTCCTCTGTTACCTGAAGAAATTAAGTTTGTAAAAGTAAATGCAGAAGGTGACTATAGGTTATCAGCCAGAAGCAAAAAAGCAAAAGACATTATTGATGCTGCTGGTGAAGACCCTAAATTACCCGGACCTCCTAGAGCTGATGTAATTATCAGAGAAGGAGAGGGACAACCAGAGTTACCAATTAAGATTGAAGAAGAACCACCAACACCTAAAGAAAAAATCATTGATAGTAAAATCAATCAATCTGAAGCTGGTGCTTCTAGGTTGCTTAGATTTAATAATATGGTGGGAGCTATCTTTGGTGGAAACCAACGAGATAGTAAATCGTGGTGGGAAGACTTAATGAATAAGTCAACCAATGCAACGCAGGGTACATCTGCATTAGGTAAAACTATTCGTAGTACTGTAGATCGTTTGTCCTTTGCTTCTAGATTCTTTGATGACACAAGAACACAAACGGCTCACTTAGTTGGTGCTGGTAAAACTGCATTTAAAACAGCAATGCAGCTACGCTCAGAAGAAGGTCGGTTAATGACTAGAATTTTCCGAGAGTATGCTAGACTCCACAACATTGTTCCTAGAATGACAAATGATGTGAGAGCTAAACTTGATATGTATGTATATGAGTCATTATATAAAAATAGACAGCCTAACAAAGCTGATCTTGTTGCACTAGGAGTACCAGTACACCTAGCTCAAGAAGTAGCTAAACAAGCATCTATGCTTATCAAGTCTTCGCAAATTGCCAATAGAAACATATTAGAACTAGAAACACAGACAGGACGAATGAGTATTGTAGATGAAAATGGTAATCCTGTTTCCCATCTAACCTATGCTCCTGTGCAGCTAGACCATGAAGGTCTGGCAAGACTAGATCAAAATTCTAGAGCAGCATTGATCAACGCAATGGTAACTGCCCGAACTAATCGGAAGTTAAATGATCCAATGCTTGATATGAATACCATGATTGTTATGGGCTGGCTTGATGTAGCCTTTGATGACGATGCTAAGACATTAAGTGTCTTTGCTCCTGATCGAACAATTAAGTATTCTGAATCTGCTAACATGTTTAGTAATGATACCCTTCTTAAGTTATTTGATTCTGAAATCAAAAAGGAAGGTATCACTGGTCGTAAGTCAGAAATTCTGAGGCTGCTCAGAAAGAGCAATCCAGAGAAATTCTTTGTGCTGGAATTCGATGATAAGTATGTTATCTACCGTGTTCCAGAAAAAGTTACTGATCTTGCTCCAGCTGATAAAGCTAAGTATGTGGAAGCTATCAAAGGTAATACAGCAATGTATACTGATAGATGGCGTACCATTCTTAACAACAAGAATCTCATTGAACGGGAAATGAAGGAAATACTTAAGTTTAAGACTAAGCAATATCCTTATAATAACCCAGATGATTTCCATTCAGTTGCTAAACAACCTTTCTTTAAGATTGATCCAGAGGGTAAAACTGCGTTGCCCATTCGTGGATTAACTCCAGAAGAAGTATTAAGTACGCCTGAGACTAGAGCTGTTCTACGAACAAACCTTTCTGAATCTTACTTCTATTTCTTAAAGGGACGCTATTTTGAACTAGCGTTCCAAAGAGAGCTAGATAGGATGTTTGGTCAGACAGGAATCACAATACTAGATGTATTTGATTATGTAGAAAAAGCTAGTTATGAAGACTTTGATAGGATTGCAGAACTTGCTGGATGGACTCCAGAACAACTAAGCTATGCTCAAAAGAATTTGGCTGAAGGTATTAAAAGACTAAGAGAGGAATATCAGTTCAATGCTGATACCCTACCTTATCTTAATTCTGAAACTGGTTACTTAGCTAGAGTTGGTCTTGCTGCTATTCGGTTCAAGTTCTCTGCGGGTTACGGTATCTCAGCTTTTGCAGAAACTATGGTTGAGCTAGCAAAGCAAAGCCCAGAGTTATACAGTGTACCTGTAAATGTTATCAAAGCTATGCGTTATGTGTTTGCTGATTATCGGCTGTCAAAGCGTAAGCTATTAGAGTCAGATATTGGCGATATGACCTTTATTCTAGAAAACTTCCGTACTGACTTTGCTAACCGTTTCATGGGAGAGATTGGATACGGAGCATTCCGTTCTGATTCTCGTCTAGGAACCAAAGTAGCAAACAGTGTGTTGAATATCCGAGATGCTCAAGGTATCATAGAAACCTCAACTAGAACATTTGAAGAAGCTGGTAAGTGGATGCAAAGCATTGGTTCGTTGCAATCAATAACCAATGGAACAAGAGCATTGGCTAAACAGCGTATTCAAAGACTGATCTGGAAGTATATGAAGAAGGGTAGTATTGAAAAGCTGTTTGATGCTCTACAAGAATCCTTAACAGCTGATGAACTAGCTGCTCTTAAAAAAGCAGCAGCTTCCGATAGTAAAGCAGAAGCAGCTCTATGGAAAAAGTTTGCTGGCATTGCCAGACACGAAGCTAAGTTTGGTGATCCCAACGAAGCAGCCTTGTTCCTAAAGTATGGTCTAAGTACCAAGGAACAGATTGCACATTTACGATGGGCAATGGAAAAGGCAGGACATAGAGATGGTAGAATTAATATCTTTAACATTTCAGATATCTATGAAGACCTCAGAGATAATCCAGTTGATGGGTTTGATCCTGAAGTTCTAGCATCTGCTATATCAGCATATGCTCATATGGTTGAAGACCTGATTATTAAAACTTCTACTTCTGAACTTAAGGGTTTAAATAAGGTTACTTCTTTAGACTCTCGTAGTACTTTTGGAAGAATGTTCTATGCTCTGACTTCTTGGGTACGCGCTTATCAAGACAATGTAATTCTTGATTTCGGTAGTCGTAGTACAGTCAAGTATATTGCTAGTGGTATTTTCTTATATGCCGCTATGGATACTATCATTGGATTGTTTAAGGAATGGTTGGCTGGTAGAGAAACTGAGGATATCATGCAGGAGTTTGAAGACCAGCCCTCTCAGTTTGTATTACGCGGTGTAAGCCGTATTCCATTCCTTGGTATTGCCAACGGTCTAGTAGAAGCTGGCGCTAGTGCCATCTCTGGTATGACCGGAGGTTCTTATCAGTACTATGGTGTGCCTTTAATGCCTGCGGGTGCAGGAGCCAGCATGAGTGCTATCCAAGGAATTTATTACAATCTATCTGATATTACTTCAGATGCTATTATGAAACGCGAAGCCAACCTTAAGGCATTGTCTGGTCTATTCGGAGCTGAGACTCTGATTAACCGAAGCCCTCTAGCTATTCCCGCAAGAATGCTAGAAACTAACAATGCTTTCCAAGAGGCCGATGCAATTCAAAAGTATCTAGAGCTTGTACATAGAAACCCATATCCTTACATGGATAAGGCAGCTTCTAGAGTCAAGCCAGTTGGTATTGAGAATGTAGTCACACCAAGAAACCTAGATCTAGAGAGACAGCAATATCTCAAAGACCTAGAAAAAAGACAGAAACAACAATCTCTTATTCGACCTCCAGCTATAGGATTTAACGACCAGAAAGGTGTATCTGGTATCCTAGGTGATATCCTAGGTCAATCCGAATAGTTGGGGCTATGGAAGATATACCATAGGTTAACCCCTAGGATATCCCCTATAGTTTGAATTTAGGTTTTGTATTGTCTTTGCTAACCTATACACCCCTAGGTTCCTTAAGTGGAGCCTAGGGGATTCTTTAGTTATTAATACAACAATAATAACAACAAAGGTGATCCCTTGTTGATCATCGCACTCCGGGGTTTCCCCCCGGTTTTAACCCTTGTTTATTTCGCCTACGATGCCCGGAGACAGCTCCGGTTAGACCGAAGGGGACCAAGGACCATCCCAACCCAAAATCCCCCTATAAGCGGTTTAAAGCTGTTGGCCTCCCCGGTAAGCCTTTTGGGATTCCCGTAAGTGAAAATCGGCTTAGGGGTCAGAAATTAGCGAAGGGTGGTCCCCCCGCGGGGCGCCCGGGGGGCGGCCCCCCCCG